GGCATATAATTTCATAATTAATTAATTCATAATAACTCTATCTCTGTATGTTTTGTGCCTGATTCAATAGACTAGCCTCTGGATTACTGTTTTGTTTGAGTGGAATATTGGTGTTAACCCCCCCTCCAACACTCCTATTCAACCCACGAGGATTAGTAGTCTTTCCAATTGGTGCTACCGTTGGTGGAAGTGCTCCACCTTGCAATAAGTCTATTGGTGCTCCTGCTTCCGCAAACTGCGAACCCCCTGGTGCTGGTGTTCCTCCAAGCATAGCAATTGCTTCTTTCATGACAGCTGGAGGTATTGCGCCTACGCCTTTCATTTGCCCTTGTTGTGGCATCTGTTGTCCTGCTGGTGGCATTCCTTCTGGCATTCCTGCTGGCATTGCTCCTTCTGCTCCTGGTGGCATTTCTCCCTCTGCTCCTGGTGGTAATTCTTGACCCTCTCCAGCGTCTTTAGCAACTGAATCAAGCGACCAATCCCAACTATGAAGTATCTTTGATGTAAGCTTTCTTGGATCAACAAATGGTAAATTAATAAGCAATTGAAATAAGTCCATACCTTGTTTCTTTTCAATATCATTCTTTCCAGCAATTGATGGAAGAACGGCTGCTTTATAATCAAATTGTCCCATTAAATCATCTTTCTCAATTAATGGATATAACTCTTTGCCGTCATCTCCAATAATTCTTATTGTCATTGATTCTGTGAAAAATTGTCTATACATAGATAACCAATATCTCATCAAGTCAGCATATGCATCGCCCAAATGATTAATGAATAATCTAACACGCTCTAATGTAGACTCGCGAAGATGTCTAATTCCAGTGGCACTTCCAGTATTCGATGCTGCTCCCATAGAGAAGTCATCAACACCAGAGCCATATCTCATGTCACCCTTCAATAATTCTTCTTCTTTATATGAACTTGATTTAACATCAGAGAATTGTACTTCTTTTACAGAATCTGGAATCGGTGTATAAATGATTCCGAATGGTCTAGTTACTAATTCATTCTTATCAACATTTGCTAATGGATTTACAATCCACATTTTATGAATACTCATAGTAACTGAATCCAATCTTTGATTCTTAATCATGTTCAACATGATTTGTGGTTGTTCAAGTATCATAGGAAGTCCATATCCTTCAAACTCATGTGATAATTTTAAATATGGTACATTGATAAATGGAGCTTCTTTGAAGTCATATGGATTTGGCATTTCTCCTCCCTTCAAAACAGGAATATCATTAACCATTACAGCATAAGAATCATCAAATGGTCTCCACCACTCAAATACTTCATGCATTTTTAAATCAGGGTCATCTTGCGAATCATATATATTGGTTGTAATTCCTGAACTAGAAACATTATGATCATCACCCTTTACAATACCTTCTTGGGTTGTTTTTACTTCATTTCTAACAGAAGCATAATCAGTCAAATCTCCTGCTCCAGATTCAAAAGCCATCGCTAATCTCTTTTTATCAATAGCATTATATCTTCTTTTTATAGATGCTCCCGTAAGAACTAATCTTTTGAACCAAAACTGTTTGCTTTCTTTTGGAACATTACGCCAGTCATACCATAAACTATAATTATCTACCCACTCTGCATATGGTGCATCATAAAATGTCTTAGTTTCTTTTTTCCATTCATATTTCTTTTTAGTCAAATCTGTGCTTTTTAAAAACTTATTTGTTCTAACATCTTTCTTCCAACTAACCTGAAAATAACCAGAACCATATATCAAAGACGAACGAGTTATTAATTCATTGGTAGAGTCCATCTTAGCAATCTCCCATGTGTAATCAGTAAGGTCCTGTAATTTATTAGCCTTTAACTGGTCATTTGAATTTCTTCCTTGGACTACGAAATCAGGTCTAGCGTCTAAAATACGAGGCATCAACGTTTCGACTACCGCCTGCGTATATGGAATAAATATATTTGCTTGCCATCTTTTTATTTGTTTAGCCCTATCACCATTATAAGCAATATATAACTTATATGATCTATCTAACCTTGGTTTAATGCAGGACAAAAAATATTCTCTAGCATCATCAACTTGCATTCTAAATTTTTGCATCATAGCAGTTTCCTTTTTGCTATAATCTTCTGGCCTGTAATCTTCTGTTTTTGCCATATAATTCTAATTAGTTATTAATTTTATTTAGTAAGAAAATGATTTTGGAAGGTGTTCCCTATAGTCTATCTGCTCAAGTTTTTTATCACTCATTATTTTGAATCCTTGGAAACCAATACCAGCAGCAAAGATACAATCATCGTGAAATCCAGATCTTGGAACCATATCTCCGTTGTCGTTATATATAAATACAGACATTTCGTCTACTAATTCTTTACTATGAATAGTAAGCACGTTTTCCCTGCATGCCTGTGCAAAGTCATCTATCAATAATGGTCTAGTTACTTTTGTTGTTTTCCATCCCATCCTATCACTAATAGCTGAAGACAATTTTTCAAAAGTTGATTGACGAAAATACATTGAAGGATAAATCTTTTCTTTTAATGTATTCATTGTGGCTATGCCATGATTATTAATTTCAACAACCATTAAAGCATTATTATACTCCCTTCCTTGTTTGTTTAATTTGTCTCCAAATCTATCTGGTGGAAGCAATCCCCTAAACATAGCAACTTCCTCTCCAGTCTTTCTGTCCCAAATAATAGCAACTGAATAATCTCCACCTTCCACACCTTCTGATACATCAGCTCCTACAATATATAAACCTCCTGACTCTGGTTTTTTGTATATTCTCCAACCATCTATCTCTTGCACAAAATGTTCTCCGTCTTTTGCTTTTACTAAATCGCCAACTTTCAAAACATTTCTTCTTTGTGCTTTAATAACTGAAGGATCAAACACAGATCGTCCAGAAGCTAAAAATTCTAAACCATATTCTTGCGCAAACCTTAATGGATTACTTTTATATACTCCTGTATTTCTAATATAATCTATCTCTTCGCGAGAATATCCCCACCACCATCCATACTCCTTCTTGACATATTGATTATCTTCTGCCATCCACATTTTATGATATAAATCTCCTTGTCCACGTGGTGTTGATTCTATTACTATTTTACCACTCATTGGAACAGACGCTTCTAATGTCATCATCTTCTCCTCTTGATTATCCCAACTTGAAAGTTCCGTCGCCAACACATTATTAAGTGTATATCCACGACCAACATTCTGTGTAGATGGTAAAACTAAAATCTTGGAATTAAGTTCAGGAAAACTGATCTCGTATTTTGAGTCATATTGAATGGTTGGCTTTAGCTCGTCTGGAGTTGTTTTGTAAAAAGTTTTAACTTTATTTAAAAGTTCTGCCGTCAAATCAGTATTATATCCAATGATAGCTGTAGTGGTACTTGGAACAGTAATAGTGTTATGATAAAAATATCCAACCATTGCCGTCGAAAAACCGATTTGTCTCGCCTTTAAAATAATAACCCTATTAGACTCATTAACTGTATTAAACAAATCCTTCTGCGCTTCGTTTAATATAAAAGGTATTAATTGTCCAGGCTCCTTTCCTTTAATCTTTGTAAAATTTTCGAGATAAAATTTAACATCTCTCAATTTCTCTATTGAAAAATCAACTTTATTCATATATTCATATACTTATTTATATAATTCTCTTCCCATATCTCTCTCTTCTTCCTGTCTTTTCTTCTCTTCTGGCGGAGTCTTTGGATGAACAACTTCATACTTCTTGACTTCTTCCACTTCTCCTTCTATTATATTTTTATTAAGAGCTTTTTTCTCCTGTTCTTTAACTACAGCATCAGATATAAGTTCTTCCCATGTTTTTCCACCACCAGTCTCATTCTTTTCGTATCTATCTAATCCTAAAGACTTGAGGAATGTTTGTAATGCTTGTAACTTTTCTCTAGATGATCCAGCATCGGTATAAACTTCCTTTAGTCCTTCAACAATATAATCAAGGTCAATGCCAGCCCTAGCTAATGCCGAATGATATTCTTTTCTAATTGCCAGCTTGTCTAATGTACGATAAACGTCAGCAACTTTATTTAACTTTGCTATCTTTCTTAATTCCTCTGGATCTGTAACTCCGTTAGACAATGCTTTAATCAATAAATTTTGAGCATACTTATTTTGTCTATAAAATGGAACATCACCCTGAATAAAAATAACTGGTTTAAGTTTTTCTTTCATAATTATTTGTTTACTAATTTAATAACTGGCATATGCACATGAGAATATATAAATATATATGTCTCTCCATTATCTTCATTATAACAAGAGATATAATTTATAATATAATCTAAGAATTTAGTATAATTCATTTCCATCTTCTCTCCATAATCTAACAAATCAAGACGCTCTGGCATTTTGCAGACAAGAGATAAACATTCTAAATTCATGTATTTATATGGATATTTATATTCTCCTCCGAATGGATTATTAGATTCAAAATTTGGATAAAAATCATCGATATAACTTTCTATCTTTCCAGCAAAACCTCCTGGGAAAACTGCCTTCATAGAATGACCGACATAATACCTTATATATACACCAAATGCTCTATCTAATTCTTCTCCATTTGAATGCATCTTCTCTCTTCTCTTTCCATTGTAACAGAAGCGCCTAATTAACCAATTGATCTTTACTAAATTGTTAAAAAACGACTCATGTAAATCATCCATTGTTTTCTTAAACATTTCTGTATATTTCGTTATATTTTCTGGGGCGCCTTCAAATGTGCTTAATTTATTTATATCACATTTTCTTTTTATCAACTCATTACCAGTAAATACTCTCTCATATTCACGATGAGTATAATTCTTAAACTTCATAATTTTTATTTTACATTATTCTCTCAATCCTTGTTGTTGTAGGTTGTTGTATTTAGACATTAATCCTTCTGGTGGTATGCTTGCTTCTTCTTCAACAACTTCTTCTTCTGCTGGTTGTTTCTCAAAATCAGATGATAAACTATTCAGAGCTGACTCAAACATTATCACTAAATCTGGATCTTGTCTTTCTAGTTGCTGTAAAAACTTCCCAACAGATTCTCTATTTCCAGGATCTATTCCTGCCTCCAGCATAGTGTCAAAAATATTTTTCAAGATACCCATTTTTAGTTCTTGAATTTTATTTTTAGCAATATACCTCTCTGCCTGATAAGCACCTTCTTTGTTCTCTACATCTGAGAACTTTCTTTGTAAATCCAATTTTGCATCACCTTTTAATGCTTGTTGTAATTCAAGATTAGGATCTCCAACTGGAAGTTCCGATGGAAGCCCCTCTGGCATTGCTCCTGGCATTGCTCCTGGCATTGCTCCTGGTATTGCTCCTGGAGTTGGCATAGCTTGTGGCATTGGTTGATTCGCCTCTGGTTGACCCATTGGCAAATTGTTTAAATTTTGAATTGGCATATGATTAAAATTATTTATTATATCTTAGTTTCATTTGATAGGTTGGTAGACCAGCCATCCCCAAAGATGTCCTTAATGCCTTTTGTGCTCCAGGTTCCTTTGTTGGCAAACCTATAGCACTCTTTCCTTCTTTAGCAAAAGCTAATTTTCTTAAATTATAATGAGGAATCCATTTAGTTGCCTCTGATTTAGGCATAAACAAACCAGCATAACCTAACGATGGCGGAAGAATAGATTCTGCTAATGCCATTGATCCTCTAGCAATCTTCTCTGTAAGTGATGCGTTCTTTGGCCATAATGGCTGCCCAAACATACCTTTTGCTTGTTCTTCTTTAATAATTTGTGGCATGACTACGTAATCTAATAATACTTGACCCTCTGGTGTTTTAAAAAATGGAACTTTATCAAGAATTCCAGACAAAGTTCTTCCTATTTTAGACTCATAATCTCTTTCTATTGGTTGAAAAAAATTCATTGTATAATGAGGTAACATATTTGCCAGATTTAGATAAACAGGATTTTCCTGAAAGAATGGAAGTTTTACCATACCTTCTTTGGTAAACCAACTATAATAAGGACTATCTAGCGCTTCCTTTTCTAATGGAGATTTGTCTCCACTAATTTCTTTTAATAAAAATTGAACTTTATTATAAAATGATGGATTATATAAAGCAGTCTTATACATTAAAGAACCCATGCCATATGTAAACGCAGCAAATGGAGCCCCAACAAAAGGAATATTTCTCATTGCTTGGACAAACGCAGGCATTGCTAAATAATTCATGTATATCTCAGAAGCAATATTAATTGCTACTTCTGGTTTTATTTTCCACAAATTTCTTCCAACCACTTGTGTAACATCATCTGGTCCGATTGCAAATCTTTTTGCCAGAGTTGTTAAACTTTTTAAATCAACGCCCTCTTGAACCAAACGCAATGTTGTGCCAAGCTTCCATATTTGGTCAATCTTGCTATAAGCCTCCATTGAACCAACTGCTACTTTATAAAAAGCTCTTTGCGTCGCATTTCCCTTTCTAAATCCTTCCATATAATGAGCAAATGGACCCCTAAAAACCTCCCCAATAAGAGAAGTTACCTCGTCTCCTGCTAAAGCTGCTTCAGTAATTCTCGATGATCCCTTGTATAGCTCTGCAATCTCTTTTGTTTTTTTAATCTGATTTTTCTTAAATCCCTGCGCAATTTTATCCCACTCTTTTGCATTTTTAGGAGTATCATCCATTTTACTTACCTGTCTTACAAAATCATCCATAGTATTATTCATCGCTGATTTTAGAAAAGCAGGATTTATTCCATAAATTTGTTTAAAAGAACCACCGCCTGGAATTAGCGCCTGTCTATTCATATATCTTACCCAATCATCACTTGAGCTAAATATAGAACCTATCGCATTGGTGTCCTTTCCTTTCATAATTGTAATAGCTTTCTTCATGGAACGCATAAAAGATGCGTCGAATACATCAATGCCAGACATAGCTGTCATAGCAAGATTACCTCCCATAGCATTTGCAAATGCCGTAATATTTCCACCAATTTTTGCGGTTTTAAACATTCCAATAAATGTTAAATATCCATCAAAAAAATTTGCACCAGCAGGAGACATTAACACCTTGGCA